ATTTCTCTATATTAGACATAAATTATCCATAATTCCACGCTAATTAAATACTTTAGGGGGGAAAGTTCAGCCCCGAAAATCATTCATTCATAAAAAAATTATCGCCAAATAATTTAGTGACCATCAGTTTTTTTTCATCAACTTTATCTTCAACCTAAATGGACTTCAACTTTACCCCCTACCCCCTAAAATCCCGCATAATTCATTCCCCCACTCACCACAACGTTTTTTTTATAATACTCATCGTCGTTGTGATTATAGAAGGTCACCGTATGGATGTTCAGTACCCAGTCCCATCCAATCCTCCAAAAACAACTTCCTCCGTTATTATGTTTCTTGCCTGAGCACTTGTTCATTTTTCCTTGGCGCAAGACTTCCCTTTTCAACAACCTCTCTGCTTGTTTCCTATTGAGATAGGGGATAGGGTAGTTCTCTTCACACAGGAGCATCTTGCTGAATACGGCGGGCATTTTGTTTGTTTGTTTGTTTGTTTGCTTGTTTGTTATTGCTCGCGGTATATCAATTACTTTTTTCAAAAAATCAACTTCAATTAATTTTTTGTACAGGGAAAATTGAAAAAACAATTACAGGGAAAAAAATATATTATAGGAAAATATTACAGGGAGTTTATTTAGTTGATGTGCTGACTTTTAGGAATTTTACCCATCATCTCCAACCCAATCGCCGTGAATATAAATCTGTCCGATTTCTCGTCAGCTTGTTCCATCGTTAAAGGTTTTCCAGTTTGTTTGTTATTAGCCAAAATCATCCCCGCTGCCCCTTCAAATCTGAAGAAGATGTGAGGAGTATTTGTATAGGGGTTCTCAATAATTGCCTTCTCACCCTCATCAAAACCACCCACAAATATATTGATAATTTCATTCGGGCGGGCGAAATGAATTCTTCTCATATATTTTCCATGTTCAAACATTCCCTTCATTTTATTCGCAATATCAATATATGATTGTTCTTTCGCCATATCAAACTTTTCCTCATCACCACTCTCTTTAAGAGCCGTGACCGAGTATTTTTCAGGGTTTTCTTGAAGAAGCAACAAATTTTCAGTAACGCCATCCTTCATTTTACTAAACCACCTATCACATTTATCCTTATCATCATTCAACATGTAGATAAAGAAGCGCATTTGAGTTTGAACTTCCCTCACGTGTTTCAAGAAATAACCAAACCTCTTTTCTTTTTGCTCATCGGTTTCCTCAACATTATTGTACGCCATCTTATTAACAATATATTTTTCAACATATTTTGCTTCTTGTTCAATCGCAAGATGAATAGTACCCATCACTCGTTCCCTCAAACCTTGAAGAACCGCTTGTGCTCCTTCAACTTCATTTTCAGGAGCACCGCGCCAATTCCTTCTCGTTTTAAGGGTGGTGCCGACATCAGGAAACAACTTGTGGAAAGACATTGAAGGGTGGCCATCTTCCTCTTCAAGTCGCCAAAGAGTATTTTTAGTCAAATGGAATAAGATTTTACCTCCAGCGTGGATGATGTCGTAAGCGCCGACAGGGAGGCGGACAGGGACATTATTGAGTTTATAATCGGTCGTTTCCCAAGCGAGCTTGGTGTAACGAACTTGACTGATGAAACGATTGCTGTGTGTGTTGATGAACATTTTACATCAATATATTTTTATCAAAAATCAGCTTCAATTTTTTATTTTAATACTTAAAAATTCAATTACTTTTAAAAAGTTATTACAGGGAATTTCCTTGTAAAAAAAATTTCAATTTTAAAGTATTAAAAATAAAATTGAAATGAATTTTTGATTAATTAATATTTGATGTACCATGCCGAACAAAAAATCAAAAAGGAACAATAATCGCAAAACAAAGAGGGCTGCCCCCAAGGGTTCTCTTCTTTCAGATATAGATATTGAAATGGATGCTCTCCACCGCGCAATGTCCTTCTGTGGAGATACTGGCCCAAACTGTGAAGTCTGTTTAGAAGTAAAACAAAGATTAAATATTCTCCGTATTTATAAGGAAGCAGGTAAAACAAGGAAAGATATTTGTTGCCTCAATCCCCAATGTGAAACACTCAAAAATACACAATGGCTAATTGGTTCAAAAAATTAATTTGATGGAGGCATTACTTTCGCTTTATCTTCTTGCTTAATATTTTTTTCTTCATCACTTACTATTCCAGGTATATTTGGAAGAGTTCTTAATTTATTAATTTTATATATTACAGATGAATTATCATCAATCGGCGCTGGTCTTCCATCAGGTAATCTTATATCTGTTATTATACTACTAACAACATAAGGTAAATCTACCGTGTAATTCCAATTAGTAGTGAAACTATAAAAATAATCTCCTTCTGAATAATTCCTTGTAATATAAGCAATCGCTGGTAATTTCTCATAACCTAACCGACCTCCAATATAATCAGGATTAATAATTAAATTAGTTCTCACAACGAGATAAGGATATGATAATTTCCTTGGTAAATTTTCAGCAATTAACTCATCACTCTCTGCTTGTATATTTGCTTCAAATTGAGGTTGAATAGCTCCAAGATTAAAAGCAGGAACAGGGGAGAACATTTTATCAGTTGGATTGAAAGGATTTGGAGGAGTTCCAGCTGGTATATCCGTGAAGCCCATTATTCTCGCCAGTCCCATCATCATAGTAGAACTCACAAACGCATTTGTGGTAAAAGGTTTCACCATATTATTATATTTTTTATATACATCTACTCCATCTTGAAATCCAAGATATTCATTATAATTTGCTCTGTTAAATTGTGCTTGTGATGTGCCGAAAAAAGGAATGAGTTGTTCTAATGAAAACCCCATTTTATTAAATAAGGTATTTTGGTATAATTCTCTCCCTCCACTTTCTAATAATAATTTATTAGGATTTATTGTATCATCTATAAATATTGATATACTATCAATCGCCATACCAGTTACAGCATTTATTAATGAATTAGCCTTACTGACTATTCCATTAAATTTATTTACAAACGCAGTCGTAGGGACAACATTTCCATCCAACATATTTTGACTTATCATACATCGTTTAAAATTAGCCGCAGCTTGAATATTATTTGGTTCTGACGCAGTAGGTATTTTTGGTATTTGAAATGTACCATTTCCTTCTTTTAATGGAGTATGAAATTGGCTCATCGCAAATCGCCCTTGTACATCGTCAAATTTTATTAAAGGGTCTGTTGCCCCTATAAACACAAAAGGAATATAACTATCAGGGCCAGCGTTAGGAACTTCATTCGCAGGGAGAGTTGAACCAGCCGCCGTAGCAATCTTTGGAACATACACGTTACTCTGTCTTCTTTTTTGTGTTGTAACTATCTGTGTTAAATCACATGTTATTTCACTTGGAGAGAGCCCAACAAACTCGCCCACATAGGGAAGCACTTGTGGAATATATGTATTATATTCATCGTCTGTTTCTATCTTTACAGGGAAACGCTGAACTTTATAATTTGGAGGAATTCTTGCTTTATAAATCCAAGCAAAGAAAAACTCTTGGAAACTATTTGTTCCCATCCATACAGTCGCGTCTTGTTGTCTTTTAAAACAAACAGGTAAAAAGGCCAACTTCTTTCCATTCGCATCTGTTGGAATATTTCCCCATATTTGTTCTTTGAATTGTTCAAATGTATATTGTTGTTGTAAAGCACTATTTGGTTGTGCTTGAAATCTTGATGTAGCCACATTTGTTAATACAATCTCTCCAGCCCATGCTTTTTCCGCTGTATAATCTTCGGGTAAATAATATTCGGCATACCAGCGACCCTCTGTTCCAAACACAGAACCAGGCATTGAGGGTTTCTGAATAGCAGGGAGATTATATCCAGCCGTTGTATAAACAGGGGCAGTTGGAGGAGTTGTAGGGTTAATGGCCGCCAATTGAGCATCCACCTTATGTTCATATTGAAAACCAGTTATATTATAAGGGTTTCCAGCATCAGCGGCGATACTTTGATAAAATATACTTGAATATGTACTTGGTAAAAAGACTTCCTTAAAATTATCGTAATCTTGACTTTGTAATTCTTCATAATCATTTGAACCTATATAATTAGATTGTTGGTCGTCAAGCCTACCAAAATTTAATTCTATACCCATCGCATTTCTAAACCCTAAATTATCAGGATTAACCGTGTTCGCGTCTTTTCCATATACAATAAAATAATCTCTAAAACTATCTTCAAGTATAGATTTTGTTTCACTATTGACTAATATATTTGTAGTAATAGCATCTCCTTTTGTTGGCCTCCATATTCTCACACCATTTTTAGATAGATTTGATATTTGACCAATTGAAGTAGCTGGTATTCTATCAGCTGCTTTATTACAAGATAAAAATATATTATCTTGTGTTTGAAAAGGTAAAGCATCCATTAATACAACATTCGGGCCAGTTGAACCAGCAATAAATATAGGAGTTCCACCAGGGTCATCTCCATTTTGAATAGGAGGGAAATGTTGTCTTGTAGTTTCTGTATCCGCAACGGGAGGTTGTCCGCCAGCTCCTCCAAAAGTTCTGTGTCCAGTCCATAGTGTAAAATTTACACCAGGAGGATTACCTCCTTGTGATTTTGGTTTATGAGCCATTCTAATATTTAAATTAGACATAGCCTTCATATATTCAGGTCTTGCTGTCGCTATGTGACTATAATAAGTAGCGTCCCCTTGATTTCTACAATAATTTAATCCAACACGTGAATAATCTATACTTGTAAATGTTTCACCACTTTCTTCATATTGTAAAAACCCCGATTTCCAATTATCATTATTACAATTAAATATATCAGGGTCAGCACTTCTAACAGGTTCTTCTCCTTGATTATTTCTAAACTGAACAGCTCTATACCAAGGTTTTCCAGGAGCATTTGGTAAAAGAATATTTGCTTTATCACTTACTCCTTGTGTTTGAATAACTCCAATGCTTCCGTTTCCTTGAGCATCTGCTCCTTCTCTACTTAAATTCCCTACACTAAATAAATGAGCCTCCACTTCTTCTTCTTTAAAATCGTCAGCGTTTCCAACTCGTTCGTGTAATTGTTCTGTAAGTTTTGCCGCCAAAGATGAAGGAGTTACAAATCCCCTTTCTACTTCAAACTCAATATCTTTCGTCAAATAATCCCAAGGGGTATTTCCTACTACATAACTATACACTTTACCAGCGACGCCAGGAACAGGAATATTCACCTCATTAGTATAATGAGCTCCACTATAATTTCTTTTACCAATATAAAATCTTCTTTCATCAGGTAAATTAGTTCTACGAGAACCCGTCGCAAATGAAGGTAAATATCTATTAAATAAATTTGAAGTAAAATCTAATACTTGTGTTTCATATTCATAAGGAATAGCGACACCAGCAACTACTTTTAATTGAGTACCAACTCCCTCTACCATCTGATAAGGATAAGATTTTTCCCAACTATAAAAATCATCATTATTATTTCTTGTATTAGGAGCTACAACAGGCGCTCCACCAAAATTATCTCCGTATGTATTCGCATAACTTCCAAACCTTGATTTTTTTACATTATAACAACATTGGTGTCTATCTTTTGGTAAATTAAAATTAAATTGTTGAGCGTTGGTCACATAAAAAGACATGCTTAATTTCATTTTATTATCTCTTATTTTTAATGAGTTAATTGTTTCACCAGTAAATCCAGTTAATTCTATTACACTATCTCCACCTCCAACAGCGTTTATCATACTGCTCTCTAAATTAATAGTATCCCCTATTTCTAACGGGAGGCCATCGGGAATATATGTTTCCCATCTATAATTTCCATCGTCAATAGTATCATCTTTATCATATAAGGAACTATCATCTGATGTTTTTGCTGCCGCTACGGCCGATTGTTTATTACTTTCTATTATAATAGTTTTCTGATATGTAGCCATTATTATAATAGTGAGAGATTAATTATCAATCTTTACGTCATCGTTTCTTTCTTCATTCGTTTTTCCTTGATAAATCATTTCTCCAAAGTTTCTAAATGCTCTCGTCGGGTTATTATGAAGGTCGCAATAAAGAAAATCATATCGTTTCTGTGATGCCCGATTATATAGGTTTAGGAAATTATCCTTTCCTTCGTATAAACTTCCAAATTCTTCACAGATTTTTTCCATTTCTTGTGTATTCGGATTTGGGCTTCCGAAAATGGCGTGAGTAGCATTTTGTCTAATCACCGTAGGAACACCCCTCAATAATTGTGTAGCCATACACAATAATCCAATATTGTAATGTCTAAATCTTGAAGCTAAAAAATAAATCATACTATTTTGTTTTATTCCAAGGAAATCATCCATGATTATCGCTATTTTCGGCATCTTCTTCTTTGGAAAGGTTTTTTGATAATTAATTATATTTTGTATAATATCATCACTATATTCACTCCAAATTGTTTCGGGGAATTGTTCTTTTAAAAATCTTGATGTATCGTCATTATGTATAGTGTTACTAATAATATAAACAATATCAAAAGCATCTCGCATCATGTTTGGATTTAATAATAAATTAGAGAGAATTGTAGATTTACCAGTTCTAATAGGTGATACAAGTAATAATAATGAACCTCTATTAATATCAGGTAAATTAGGGTGAATATCTCTCTTTGCTCTATTTTCTTCCGTCATCGGTTTTACAGGTAAAATAGTTAAATCACTATCCATATATATTAACTTCTTATTTTTAATTTAAACTTTCTCGCGAAACTTTTGATATTGTTTTGTAAATTTGTAGAGTTTCCCCATAATATATGTCTTGAAAGACTACCAGCACTTTTATAATCATTCCAGTTTTCTTTTTTATGTCTTTCTAAATATCTCGTTCTCTGTTCTTTATCTTTTGATTTTGTATAATCTGTATATCCACTCGCGCCAAAATGTGTTGTCTTAAATGGTTTCGGAACTCCTTTATGTAAATAAAATTGAGCCCTTAATTTTTTCTTTGGATTTGGACTTTTAGTTATTTTTACTTCAATAGGCATTTATATATATAAATATTTTTTACCAATTGAAAGCGCTTGTATAGGGATTTGTAGGCTGACTAATTATATTTATAGCTGGTGTTGGAGGTTGAGGTTTCTGTTGTGGTTTTGGTGGATTAATTGTAGGTTTCGGTTTTAATTTTTGTTGTGCTAAATTATATTCATGTCGCATTTTTTCAAATCTCTCCATGTGAGCCATAAAATTACCAAATTCTTCTTCGGGATGGCGAGGAGCTGGAGCTGGTGAAGTTTCAGGCGGAGGAGTTTTTGGTTTCTCTTTTTTTACTCGTTCCTTTTTCTTTCTCTCTTTTAATTCTGCTTTTACTCTCGCCTCAACTTCTAATCTATCTCTTTTTTTCTGCTTACACGCTTCAATCGCCTTGGCTCTAACTTTATCTAAATGTTCTTTCTGTTTTTTTGATAGTTTCCTTTTTGGTTTCCCCGTCTTTTCACTTATTTCAGGGACAGGTTCAGGTTCTTTTTCCTCTTCGGGTTCAGGTTCTTTGTTACTCGGTTTATGTACAAATATTTCTGATGCCTTTTTTTTTGGAACGGGCTGTGATAAGTCTTGAAGGGGTGGTTCATCCGCCACTTCATCCTCATCACTTTCCATAAGGGTCGCAATATCTTCTTGAATGTCTAATTGTGGTAAATCTTCCATTATATTAATTATAGATATTATAAATTCCTAAAATTAATTTATAGGTTTCATTAAACCCTCGGGAATTCAGATGTTCCCATGGCTATTTTTTGGTCTTGATTTTCACTTCTACGTTGAAGGGCATTATCAAGTATTCTCTCTAATTCTTTGCCTTCGCGAGGCTTCTTGTAAAAAGTCACCGTTGTTGGATTAGTTAAATTTCTCGCTAAAGTTCCATCAAGATTTCGTAGGCGAACATTAAGACTATACATCTCTCTATCTTCGGGTAAATTAACATCAATAGGTAGAGGGAATAATGGTTTATAATGTAATGTTCCCGCTGTTGTTCCAGGAGCTGTTCCCCATTCTTCAGTTGGAATAGTCGCCACTATTTTCATTTTATCTTGTGAGGCGCCCGAATATCCTTGAATATTAAAATCAGGTAATTCTACAACCATACTTGGAGGTAATCCAGTTTCAATCGCAAAATCACTCACGGTCACTTTATTTTGAACATCAAGTCGCGCAGGGTCATTTTCATTTTCTATTACATCAAATCCTAATATTTCATTACTACTTCCACTTGGTGTAAATTGAGTGAAACCAACTTTATCTCTATCTACTGTCCCGTTAGATTGAGGATTAGCATTTGTTAAATCAATATTCGCATTTGTTACTAAACCAAAGGTATATGTTATAGGTAATTGTAAGCAATCAGGATTACCAGTGCCTCCTTGTGGCGTAAAAGTATAGTTGTCTGTTGGCTCCGACAGTCCGTCGCCAGTCCCCGCTGGATGTTGTAAATTACTGTAAGCATTACCAGCACTCGCACCGCCAGATGTTCTTATTGTATCTTGTACAGGAACTTCTTTCACATCATATCTACCTTGAATTATATAATCTACACCAGCGAGGAATTGGTCGGCGCCACCAGCGGGATTAGCCCTATTAAGAGGAAGACCAGGAGATAAAGCAAAAACAGGATTAAGAGGAAATATCGTTTCTTTTATGAAATTTTTTGGAGTAGTAGGAGCTAAATTAAATACTACATCGGCAAATCCAGCATTGGTTGGCTGACTATAAGTGATAGTCAGATTATTAAAATTATTTAAAGTAAAAGCCAATCTATCATTGAGTGTCGGGTCATAACCTGCTCCAGTTTTTAGATTTTGAGTAAAAATAAGCCGTCTTGTAGGTTCGCTACTTATTGTATCTGTCGCATTATATTCAGCAACAGTTACTAAACCATTCAGGTTAGTCCATTGATTTTCTGTGCCGTGTGAATTTCCGAAAGCTGTTCGCCTTACTTTTGAATACCCATTGAAAGTTTCAAATAATATATCCGCATCTTCAAGTATAAACTTTTTACCAGGTAGGCCACCAATACTACCTTCATACGTTTCTCTTTTTTGATTACGAACAAATCCAAGTTTAAAATTAGTTCGCCCATGACTGATGGCCGCGGTTAAAGGGATTTCACTGAAATTACTTGTTAATAATTTTACAATCTCTCTTCCATTAGGTACATACTCACCAGTCGTTTCGTCTATCTGTTTTAGAGAGGGAATATTTGTTCCGTTTATTGCCGCCCTCTCTTCACCAGCTGCCCCGCCAGGAATAGGGAAGTTTTCAAAGGCACTAAATATACCAAAATCAAAAGCACCATTTCCACCAAGGGCGGTAGGTAAAGGATTTGCTGGATACACAGGAGTACCAGTCGCGGCTGGAGTAGCCAATCCACTTAAACCATCAACACGAGAAGCGAACCTTAATTTAGAACCATCAACTTCTGCTTGTGACCTCTCTGCCGTAATTTGAACTAATGATGTAGAAATGGCTGTAAATGAACCATTATTATCAACAGCAATTAAATCTTTGGTTGTGTGACTTAATACATTTTTAAGTCTTGTAAAAGCAGGGTTATTAGAAGCTAAACCAATATCATTAAAAGATATAGCAGTTACTCTCCTTGTAGTCGCGTCTATACTATCTATTTTTATTGATAAATTAATAGAATTCATATTATCTATTAATTCTTGGAAACTCGCAGCAGGGAATGAAGGCCCGCCAGGTGTTGGATTGGCGACTGTTCCGTTTGGAAAGAAAACATTATAAGTACTTCCAACGGTTAGGGCTGTTCCAGCATTATTATTAGTACCAGCTGTGTTTTGCCTAATGCCCCCCGTTCCTACCGTCAATTTAGCACCAGTCCCTGCTGTTCCATTTCCACTTACATCTAATACATCACCAACCACATAACCATCGCCTCCGTAAATTATTTGAAATTGAACAATAGCACCAACTCCATTAACAGCTAAAACGTGAATAATAGCAGAGGTCTTTGTAGGGTCGCTTGGTGTGACGCTCGCTGTATATAAAGAACCACCTTGATAGCCAGTGCCCAAATTTGGCGCGGAGATTGTATTATTTCCACTATTATTTAATCCAGTAATAGCGGCGGGAGTTCCAAGGGACATAGCGGTTGGTTTTCCAGCATAATCATTAATATTTTGTAAATCATAATCGTAGGTTAAAGCAGCGCCATTCGCGCCAGGGCCAGTAACTTCATATATATTATCAATCAGAGCTCCACCAGGGCCAACAGCGTCATTTTTAATTTTTACATAATCTTTAATAGAAGAATTATCAAAAGAAATCATGAGATTAATATTGTCTAAAACAAAATTTTCACCAATATCTATTTCGTGAGTTCCTCCATTCGCATATATTCCTTTTTCAAATATATATTGAAAATTATTAGATTGTGTTAAATCTGTTCCCCCATTTTCAGCAGTATCAGGTTTAATTAATTGTTTATTAAGATTTACTGGAGTTAGTAAAGCTCTCTGTTGAGCTTTAGTAGGTGTTTCAAGAGAACCATTTAAATTTTTAAAATCCACAGCATAGGTATTGTTCGCGCCAGCAGTAACAGGGACTAAAGGGAATTCAGCAATATTAAGGGGAGTATTTAGAGCAGTTGCCTTACCTCCTACTTTTCCACTTCCATCGTATCTTTGTCCTTGTAGTCCAGTGTTATTAGCAGCAGGTTTTACTAATTGTTTATATGTTGCCTTGTATCCAGGAGGAGTTGCCGTTTTATCAAATTCAAAATCAAATTCGTAAATTTGAGCGATTACACTATTATTTAGTTGAGTTTTTACTTCAACAGCCAAGGCATCAAGAGTATATGTTCCAGGAGTTAAAAACACTTTGTGTCTATTAAAAAAAGGCGTATCTCCAAGAGTGTCCATCGCAGGTAAAAGCATATAATTTAAAGTGTTGTTTAGTTCAGTAACTATTACTTCATTTACCTCTTGATTTATTGTTACACTTGTGACTTGTACTTGGTCATCTTTGTTAAAGTAGATAGGGTCTTTGAAAAAATTTTGAAAATTCACGGCGGCTAAGGCGTCATTAGTTAATCCGCCTTGGTTCTCTGAACTTCTCAAAGTTACAATACTCATCTTTAAAATAGGATGATAAAAAAATTTTATCGCCTAAATGTATAATGGAGTTTAGCATTGAAACGTATGACGGTGATGATATTGAACAACCAAGCCAAGAGTTCGTGAGGTTCGCAAAGAAGGTAGAAACCATGAAACTAAAGGAAGAGAAGCCTGATGTAAAGCCCGAGAAAGTGTTTGATGGATTTAAGAAAAAACCCAAAAGAAAATCTGAAAGAATTAAGCAACAAAAGAAATAGGGGGCAGAGTTTAACTTTCCCCCCTCCTCAACTTTACCCCCAACTTTCCCCCCTTACCATAAACTTTTTAGACACAACGATATAACCAAACCATTTTCCTCTTAAAATGAAAATGTGTGTTTTTAGAAGAGGGGGGAAAGTAGGGGGGAAAGTTGATGTTAAAATAAGTTCAAGATAAAAATGTTGAAAAAAAACTGATAGTCACTATTATTTTTTTTTGTTAATTTTGTTAGAATGAGTTAAAAACCCCTCCAAACTTTCCCCCCTCCCCCCAACTTTACCCCCTTTTTAATCCATCCAATCCAAAGGAGTAATTTTAGTTTCAACCTCTTCATCCACACCAATAATCAGTTCATTAACTTCTTGTTCGTCAATTTCACGGATATTTACCAGTTTATCTAATATTTTTTTAGGATAGAAATTATAATATTCAACTCCTCTAATTTTTTTCTGTTTGAAACAATCTTGATACTTCTTGTTGAAATAATAATAAAATTTAATTTTTCCGAGAGGTTTGACTGAATTTGCTTCACACCATTTAGTATATTCACCGTGAAATCCACTTTTACTCATCACATTTGGTTTTTCACCATTTATTTCTATTTCATGAATATCTTTTTCAGCAACAAGAATTGTTTTATTGTAAAAACACCTTGTAATAAACCTATCAATTAACCCATTATTTCCCGATTTAAGAACCCTATAATAGTCAGTTTCAATACGGGTTCGTCGGAAATCTATATTTTTAACATCCCTTTCTAATAGCATTTTTACAAACCCATATAATACATTTTTATTCGTCATTGCTGAATATAATTTTTCATAATAATCGCCTGGTTCAGGCGCTGATGAGGTAAAGACTTGAAATCTTCTATCTCCTGCTTTCACTTTAACGGGAGTGTCGTTATTAGAGAAGAATATTAATCTCAAATATGAATTTACAAAATAAGGTTGAATTCCTTTTCTGTTAATTCTTTGTGTATCTTCTGTAATCAAGGCTTTAATTGCTTTCATATTTCTAAAAGTATCATTCGCGTCTGTTTCATTCCAAACTCCACAAATAGTCTGTTCCAACCTACCTACAAATTGACCAATAAAATCATCGCTATTTTCACTGGATAAATAATAATCAGTTCCACAAATAATTCTCATAAAATTATCAACAAACATATTTTTACCAACTCCTTCTTCTGATTGAATAACCAATGATACTCTTGGTTTAACTCCTGGATATTGAAGAGTGTGAGCGAGGTAATTTAAGAAATATTCAGTTCCTTCTTCGGTACAATCGGGGCCAACTAATTTTTTGACGTGATTAATAATAATATCATAATTTTCTGGCTCATAATATTCTTCCCAATTTTCTCGTTCAAAAGCAAATCCAGTAAATAAATTAAAGACATCTTCGGGACAATAATTAGGTGGAGGGATAAAATCAACTTTACTATATTGTCGTTTGAACTCATCTTCTAACCAAGCGGGAATAAATTTAGTTTTCTTGTATTCCATCTCTTTTGTTTTCGGATTGAATGTTTCTTGATAAAACCAAAGACAAGTATAAATAATTCTGAAATCTTGAATTTTTCTCATGATAAGTTCTCCATCGGGTCTTTGTTCCACAAAGACAACTGGATTACGTAAAGCATAATTTGTTAGTTCAAATTCTTCTTTTACTTTATCATAAGACTTCAAATTATCGGGCATTTCAGCTTGTTCGGGTTCTTTGTATTCAAGGGGTTTTGGTGGTTTAATCGCCCATTTCATTCCCCATTCTTTCGTGATATTATTTAAATCTTCAACGTCATATTTTTCCCGCGACATAAACCCGTCAAACATATAGACGTCATAAGGGAAATGTTCCTTGACTTTTTCAAGAGCTCTTCTTTCTTCAATACACATTAATTTATTAAGAAGAGAAGACATAGGATTTTTTCGTTTATCTTTATCATGAAGGTAATTATATTTAGTATCCTGGAAAATTAATTTCTTTACGGGGTAAAGTTCTGCTTGAAGGACTTTCAACCACTTATTAGTTAGTTTAGGTCTATCTGTGTTAATTGTCTTGATGACGTCTAATTTATCTATATTGTGTTTCTCGTGGATAAGTTCTCTGTTAATCAGATAATCTTTGAGATTTGTAATAATCACATCGGGATATTCTTTTTCAATAATATAAGCGAGAATATGAGGATGAGCCGAGCGAATATCATAATCAATTAATTCCTGTGGCTTGATATAATCGCGAACACAACCCATCAAATTTTGAAGACTTTTAATTCCTCCCCTCACATAAAGTCGTCCGTCTTTATTTGTTCCACAAGGAGAATATTTTATATCTTGCTGATAATTAGATTTTTTAATTCTTCTCAATCCAGCAAGTATTTTCCTACATTCTTCTTCCTTGTCCTTATCCTTAATAAATTTAGTACCCTCTTTATTAGACCCTTCTTTCCAAGGGATTAATTCTTTCAATTGATGTGGCGTCAATTTTAAGAGATTATCAACATTGTCTTTGTTATAGGTTTCGGACGAGAACATATATTAGAATAGTTTATTGAATTGTTTTTAAATCAATTTTTTAATTAATTAATTAATTAATTTTTTAGAAAATTGAAATCTTTTTTTCATTTTTTAGAATTAGTATTCCAAGAGATGAAATCAAACATGAACAAAGACGAAATGAGGGACATGGTTATTGAAACCCTGAAAGAAATGAAGAAAGAGCCAGTTTTCACAGATACTAAAATATACTGGAAGGTATTGAGGGAAGAAAATAAAATTAGTTTGAGTTGTTTGTTTAATTTAATGTTTGAGTTCCAAAACCCGAATAGTAATACTAATCTTGAAGACCGCGACCCTTATGACGCTGTTTATGAGGAGTTTGGTGGAAATGCCTTCTATTTTAATTTACCAAAGGAGTTTGATGAATATATGGATTATCAAATAGACAATTTGTATGTGAGGGAAGCATTGGAGGACTTTGTTAAACTGGTTGAAAAAAAAATCTGTAAATAATATATGTGGAGCGGCGCAGAAATAGGAGCTTTGATAATTACTTGTGGAAGTGTTTTCACTGGCCTCATCGCTCAAATTCAATTAAGTAGGTGTAGCAATATTAAGTGTTGTTTTGGTCTTTGGACGTGTGATAGAGAAGTTCCTGATGTTGAACCAACAGCAGAAATTGAACTCACCCCTACAACAGAAAATACAGAACAAGAATTATAGTCTTAAATTTCCACCTCCACGAATACCAACTGATAATATAATTTATCATATATATTATCAATTTATTTTCTTTTTTTCCACAAGTCCATATCTGCTTTCCTCGCACCCCCACCACCTACAAATGAATATATCCTCGCCATAGCCCATTGTTCTTTGGTCATTTTAGCAGAACGAGGAGCGGAGGGGTTTTTTTTACCACTTTTTAATCTCACGGATTGTGGATTGGTTTTCCAAGCTCCAACTCCGCGATTATATACTTTTTGTAAAATACCCCGTTTAATTCCAGTCGTTTTTGCTATATCACCGATACTATGGCTCTGTCCCTTGTTGAACTTGTACTTTTGGTTGTATTTCTGCTTCCACGTCATTCCCTTTCGTATCATATACAATAGGAACATATTTTATTAATCTCCTCCCAAGTTCTACCTTCCTAAAAGCTGGAAGTGGAGGGTCTAATCTTTTACAAACAATATCGCAATTCTGTACAAGTTCGGGGTGATTAATAATTCTATTTAATTTAGTTCTATTTACATCTACTTTTTCTAAAACGGCATTTTGACTTGTAAAATATTCAACGTCACCATTTGGTAAAACTAAACAGTATTTATATTTTTGAATGTTTAAAGCACCTGTGGTTCTACCGCGAGGCATGTTTAATATAATTTATATTACACTTTTTAAATCAATTTTTTTAACTATTATTAAATCATTTAATTATTAACCAGTAACCATTACATTTCCACCTTTAATAGACATTTGGCGTTCAACAATAGAGAAATAAGTAATTGTTCTACCACCTTGGTCTGTATTCTGATGAGTAACGTTAGAGATTATACGGATAGGGGTTTGACCAACCATAACACCCTGTCCAATACCACCATCCACGGTGAAATCAGCACCCATATAATGAAGGTTTCCTTCCATATTACGAAGTTTTAATGAACCAGCCGCTAAAGCATCGGTAAGGAGCCCACTGGTGTTGAAGTAATTATTATTTACAGTCGCCCTTACATCGCTTGCCTTATTAACAAGAGCATTAAAAGAGTATTGGCCTGAACCTACATTAATATCAGTTCCGAAGACTTGTGAGAGCTGTTGTGCCTTCATGGTTTCACTCTGTAAATCAATAGGATATAATTGTTTATCATTTACACGAATATTATAACGGGTTGGCGTCATATAGGCCTTTGAACCATAACGACCCATTGGATTAGTTCCCGCGTCGTCAGTTTGGTCGTGATAAAAGCCTAATATTGACTGAACTTTCATACCCGATAAACCTAAATCATGAATTTCTTGTGCCTCTGTAACCGCGCCAGCACCAGTCGCGCGAGGAGCAAAAGAGGTATTTGTAGTAACAACATCAAGATAGGGAATGACTAAACCTTGGTCGCTCATAACCATTTCAGCAAGGCGGTTCATTCTCTCGTCAGTATAAGTTAAATAATCAGCTAAAAATACAGCATCATTAACATTTACTTTCGCACTCTGTGAAGCATTCGCAACCTGTGCCTCAAACTGAACAACAGTTCCATTTTCAGTGTTGTCGCTCTGTTTGTTAAAGGTAATTTCAATACTACAAGGTTCATTAATTAAATAAAGAGGAAGAGAAACATTCCTCATAGCAGGGAATAGTTGTGATAATTTAATATAATATTGGTTATTATCGGCACCCGAAGTGGTAAGAGCAAATTGAGGGAGAGGGTTTAAGACGGTCGCAGCACCTGGTACAACATCCCTTAAAGAATACTCACCACCTGAACCAGCACCAGTTTCATCTCTCTCGGGACAAATTGTATCCATTGTACCAACTCTAACCATATCTTTTTGGCTTTTCTCTTCCTGTGTCTGAAATTGGCGCCTAATAGTCGCATATTCGGGGTAATTATCAGTAACAGCTACAACTTTTGAACCAATACGAAGAACAGCCTGTTTCACGAGAGCATGAATTCCTGTGGCGATAGGAAGGACGCCATCAGTAGAACCAGCATCAACAGAAAGGGCTATACAAGAGCCGGGGTCAAGAATGCCTTTTTTCATTAAAACAAATCTCATAAAAGTATCAGTTCTCACAACTGGATTTAAAATGTTTGTATCAATATCCATAGTATCAACACTCGCCATTGGCTTTACCGCTAATGCTTCGGGAATACTCATTTAATTTATATTGAGATAATATTTTTTCTTCTTAATTCTGAACCATTATTCCTTGTGGAGAATACATTAAAGAATTTTGAGCAAGGACATAGGTATATATAGAGTTTGGTGAATTTCCGTCTAAATCACTAACAATTCTAACAGAATAGGGAACATTTTTATAATCAACACCAACATTTGATAGAGGGTCAAGGCGAACACCAACGCCAAAGACGGGCTCGGGGTCGGGTAAAGTGTCTGTATCCTCGGGACTACTATTTGGTTCAAAAGAAGTCGGTGGCTCCTGTGTGACTTGTGTTGAAATTTTATTATTAGTAAAGGGACTTACTAAAGTATGAGTAATAGCCTGATAAGGTTTAACACTATCCATAAATTTAGTGTCTAATTCTGTTTGAGGTCGGTTCTCTGTACCCTGTTCCTTAACAAATAAATCATAGTCAAGAGGGAATTTTGTACCACCTCGTAAGAAAGTAACTCGCCTAATATTAGCGGTTGCTCCACCTGTATTTTGAAGGCGACCTGTGCTAAATCCATCGTGATTATAATTATTAATATGATTAGTTGGAATAAAGTTATGATGGACGGCAAGAGTTCGCGAAGTTCCTAAATTAAGGGATTGTGTTTGGTCGGATGAATTTAAGACCCCGTAGATTTGAGAAATGGAGTTATAATTAATCTGGCCAGTTGCTGGAACAGCCAGCCGAGCCATCCCTTCCTCGTCGGGAACAAGAAGGTCATAAGAAAGAGATAAATTCTTTAACTGATAAAAAGCACCATTACTAATACCAGTCGCGAGAACTGGATTAGTTCGGACGTTATTTTGAGCATCTGTATCATAGAAATTGTAGCCTGAAAGAGCGTTACTATCGGGTGTAAGTTGAAGTTCAATAGTTAGACCACGTAGGCCGTTTTGACCTAAAGGTAGGCGTTGGCCTGAAGATAGAAGGCCAGTTCGTAAAGGAATACTAAATTCAATCTCGTTGTTCTGTTGGCGAGCGCCATTGAAACTTTTAGAAGCAGAACAAGGATTACCAATTTGAAGGTTTGTATCATAATCATCTTGAGAATGAATAACGGGCATAGTAGCAGCAAGAAATCGCCCATAATTCCTAATAACCTCTAAAGTTCTGTTATTCTCGGGACTTGAAAGGGTAATCTGATTAAGGGCTGCCGCTACACCAATTCTCTCATTTAAAGCGATGCCCGCGGTCGCAGAGGGGACGGTTGTATTATTTGTAGGTAGGGCACCCGCTGAATTATTAACACGAAGAACACCATTGAGGCGGAGAGAGTTAGTGTCTAATAATTTGTTCTGTGTCGCAATATTGAAAGTACAAATAGGGAAACCATCTTTGAATGAATAGGTGTTATTGCTTGGCTGATTGACGGGGAAGATTTGTGCTCGTTCCTTGTTCGCAATATTCATTTTAAATTATATTGAGATAATATTTTTCTATTAAAAAGCAGATACTTTACCTCGCACAACGGTCATTCGGCGAAGGTGGCAGATATAATGGTTATATATTTTTTGTTCAGTCGCATTCTGATAAAGGACACGTAAAGAGAGTGAGCGGTCATTAAGGTCGGTTACTTGGTTGTAACGACTAAATCCACGAGCAATTAAGAACCTATCTTCTACATTCTGTAAATCACGAACCGCATATCCACAATTTACTAAAGCTTTTTCAGTTTCTAACATGTGGAGGGCCTCAGTTCTTGATGGAGTAAGGTTATACCTCTGTAATTCAATTGGTCGGTCGGGGATGAGATTACCACCCAAGACATACTGATAGTTTCTCGCGCCATCAACGACGCCTGATAAGCTGTCCGCCGTAATCTCCGTATATACATCTTGAGGGAGAGGAACAGATAGGCAAGAATACGCCCTTTCCGCGTTTGTAGGGATAAGTTGTGTAGATAATCCATTTATACTTGTTAGATTAAATTTATATAATGAATATGTTTTAAAGTCCATAGCAAGTCCTTTATCACTCTGAATTTGGTTCATCATCGCATCCACGTAGCCCTGTGGTGGCGAAACCTGACCACAAACATACTGGAAGTCACGAAGAGTGTAACTAACTTTGAGGGAGCATCTTGCTAAAACACTCGCATCAACAGCTTCAAGGGCAGTTGGAACAACACCCTCCATTCTCTCTGTACTGACTAAAGCAACGGGGTCACCAGTCGCGAGCTGAGCGGGGAGAGCAGTACCTACACCATGATTAAAACTAATACCGAGGGCGATTTGGTCAGCATCACCAGTACCAACACCACCAGCATTTCCCTCTGCCGCCCCCATAGCAGTAGTGTTTCCAATCTTAACAACAATACCTTCTAATTTACCAGTGGCGGTAAAGATGTGTATTCTGTCGCCAACATCATAAGGGTTATTATTTTCGGGAGTAGCAGTAGTCTTTACACCATCAGCACCAGTCTTTGAAATAGAGATGTAAAAAACATCAGTCGC